AAATCCCACCCTCTGGCTGCAATCCCTCGTTCGCACATTGCCTTAGGCGCTGATATGACCACTCCTGCGAGAAGCTTGAACGTTCTTTCCAATGGCCCCTGTAAAAGGGTCTTCTATGACGGGTCTGTCGACCCGGCACCGGATGGCCTTAGGAGTCTTGCGAAAGATATACGTCCGGCTTCTTCACCTGCTGATCGTATCGGTCGCTTAAAGAAGTGCGCCCCATGGAGTCATACTGGAGGCAAACAAAGTATTGGCACGTCGCGTGTCAAATACCAGCATCCAGCGGTTCCTTGGTTATGGTTTCGAGACGAAGGTTACATTTGGCATGGTGTCTTTCCGACACCGCCGATAGTTTCCTCTAACTTGAAGAACAAAGGACTCTCCAAAGCATTGGAGAAACTCAAGAACCAGGATTTTCATCTGGGTAATTTCCTTGCCGAGAGCCACAAAACTGTGAACCTCGTGTCCAGTCGGATTTCCTCTATTGCCCGTCAGGTTCAGCGGTTTCGGCGTAGTTATCCGAAACTCTGGTCCCGGGTAAAGGAAACCGAAGGTACACTTGATCGTAGTCAGTGGTGTAATATTCCTCGGTTATGGCTTGAGCTTCAGTACGGTTGGCGTCCCCTTCTATCTGATATCTATGGCGCTGCGCATCACCTCAAAAAGAGGTCGAGATTCTCGAACCCCTTGGTCTTGGTGCGTAGTTACGTGGAAGACGATACCGATCTATCCTCGGTTTTTAACGACAACGAGGGTGGTACCATCACAGCTGTGTTCACAAATAAGCAGAAGGTTAATACTTTCCTCGCTTATGGACTGAGCTCTCCTGTGCTGGCGGAGTTATCCAGTTTAGGTCTTATCAACCCGCTGGAGATACTTTGGGAGACACAACGATATTCCTTCGTCGTCGACTGGGCACTGCCCATAGGCTCGTGGTTATCTGGTCTTACGGCCGATGTAGGTTATACCTATATCACCGGAGGCCAGTCTACTACGTCGGAGGTGGTACTGAAAAGCAGCTCGTACCAGCAAAACCCTAGTTGGAAGTACCCGGATGGAAATCCGAGCTTTCAGCTATCGGGCTCCCAAAAGGAGTTCGGAAGGGTATGTTACTCTGGTACACCCGTTCCGGGGCTCTTCGTTAAGAACCCTATTTCGCTGAACCATGTGGCCAATGCTTTGGCATTACTGGTACAAGCATTCCGATGAGGTATCGTATATGCCCGCACAAGCTGCAATAACCCTGAATACCAAGGTATATTCACCGAGAGGCACCCAAAACGGTGTCTCAACGTGGTCCTTGGCAGGTGACGCAACTTTCGGTGGTGCTCAGAGTGACGTAACTGAGAGCGTGCGCGGTCCATTGGCTGACGGTTTCTACCGTACCCGATGGGCTGTTGCTGTTCCCAAGATCGCCACTGCAGATACCGCGTGCGCCTGC